ATGCAGTGTGCCAATGATCTTCATGTAAAACACTACCTATACCGACTGATTTAAGTTTTGTATTTTCTACCCACGTGATATCACCTTCATCTTCTGGCTGTTCATATTTTAATGAACCCCCAATAATAACATTATTTTGCAATTTAAAATAAGGTTTAGCTGTTGCCATTATACTTCTCCATAAATCTCTTCAACTAATACTGAACCAGGAGCACCATCACCGCCGGTAGTAAGTCCTGCCCCACCGCCAGCACCACAGACACCGTATCCATCTTTTTGTGTACCGCTACCACCGCTAGTTTCGAAACCACCGCCAGGTCCACCGCCTGCACCGTAACCTTCATAGACTTGATTCGATGGTTCACCATGCCCAGTATCACCACAAATAGCACCAAGTTCAACTGTATTTGTACCAGTGATTCGTCCCGGAGGCATAGGGCCTTGATATCCTACGTCCACCCTACTATTCGTCCCTGTTGCACCACTAGCAGTGATATAACTTCCAAACGTAGTAGAAGTTCCGGAACCGGCTACTGCTCCAGAACTCACTGCGCCGGCACCGCCTTGTCCAATGGTAACGGTAACATTATCTGTCACACTTGCCACATCAAGTATTACGTATCCGTATCCACCTTGTGATCCACCGCCTGCACCATAACCGTTTTGTCCTGCACCACCACCAGACCCGCCACCCCAACATGTAACTTTAATCCTTTTAAGACCATCTTTACCAGTCTTAGTCCACGTGCCATCAGCAGTAAAATGCTCGGTAAGCGTCCAACCTCTTGCTTGATCAGCTCTTAGTAATGGGTGACCTCCAGCAGTAGAACCATCATGAACAACGAGAGTATCCTTGTCTGTATCGACAGTGATCTCACCCTCTGCTCCAGTAAAACTTTGAAGTTCGGCAGTTGTGCCCCTTCTTACTTGTAATTGAGTTGCCATTTATACTTCTCCGTAAATTTCATAAATCATGACTGATCCTTGAGCTCCTGCGGTGTTTCTGGCACCACCACCGCCACTCTTTCCGTAAGCTGCAGCCTGACCACCACCGCCGGGCCCACCACCGTTTCCACCAATGGACGTTCCATCACCATTTCCACCAGGATGTCCACCCATATCTATCGTGTTTGTTCCAGTGGTAGTTCCAGATGATCCACCAGTTCCGTCATTGTTGCCGAAGTTACCACCGTTCACAGTCAAATAGGAACCAAAAGTAGATGCTGTTCCGGCGGCTCCTGCCGCTCCACCTGTTCCAATAGTAATGGTAACGTTTTCTGTTACAGCACTAGCTTCTAATACTATATACCCGTGACCACCTGAAGCACCACCACCTCCACCGGCGCCAGTAGCTCCACCACCACCTCCGCCCCAGCCATGGACTTCAATTCTCTTTAAATCTGGTTTATTATTTTTTGTCCATGTCCCATTATTAACAAAATGTTCAGATCGAATCCAACCACGTCGTGCATCAGCTCTTAATAAATCATGGCCACCAGCTGTAGATCCATCATGAACAATTAATGTTTTCTTATCCGTATCAATTGTAACTTCACCTTCAACACCAGTAAATGATGTTGTTTGTGCAGTCGTCCCACGTCTCAATCTTACTCGTGTTGCCATTATTCACTCACCTGATAGGAATTAGTTGCAGTATTAGATCCTAAGAACCTAATATTCATTTGCGTTAAATATGTATAAGCCGTGTTTACGTTACCAGCAATCCAACTTGAGTTACCATAGATTGTAACCGGTGTATCTGTATTTACAGGAATCAGATACGGAGTCAATGCCGTGCCGTAAGGGATATAAACAACTCTTACTAATTGAAATCCACCTGTTTCATCTACATACTGCATTGTGTATTCATCCGGACCTTGAGAAACATCACCTTCAACAGTAGCATAACTACCAACTGTACCGAATCCTATCCAGCCAGTCGTACTCAAATGCCCATCAAGTCTGACTTCATACCATCCTTCATAATTAACTTGATAGTATCCTTCAACATTTAATGAACCCATACGAGTATCATTGACTCTTGTTCCAGACATCGGAACAGCGACTAGTCCATCAGTTGCCGTAGTATTATTGCTTTTGTATAACTGTGCAAATCCCTGATTGTTCGCAGACATCGTGCTGAAGTTTCTGTTGTTTAAATCAGCACGTAGATGTTTGATACCACGTCTTGTTGATCCATCATAGATCGTAAACGACCAGTCATTAGGATCTACGTAAATATCTCCTGCACCACCCGCATTGTCATTTGAATAGTCAAACCCATAGTCTAGACTTGTGTCAACTGACGGATCAGTTACCGCACCATAGTCGACATCGGCAGTTGCAGCAGATGCAACACCGTTATAATCGACCTCAGACTGAGTAACTGGATCTAATAAAGCTCTTGTAAAGTCTGGTGTCTGTGATGTTGCAACCGCAACCCAACGAGTTCCGTTTGAAAAATAAACACCAGTTTCACCAGTGACATATGCAATACGACCAACATATGTTCCCGCATTTGGTAAATCATTGAGTGTGTCAAATGCGGTTATCTGAATCGACTTTAATTGTTCGACAGCCTTCATCGCATACACGAACTCAGACACATTATTATCATTTGTAAGTGCGTCTAGTTTAAGTTGTAATGCGTTTTCCGCACTTGTAATATCTAATGACATTCAAATAACTCCAAATTCTTGTTACTATTTATATCAAGTATCAAACGTAATTGCTACCAATAATGGATCAGTGACAGAAGCTGATCCAGAACCAGAACCAGACACACCAGAAACTTCACCAAATTCTTGACCAATTTTGAATGGAGGTGAAGTTGGTCCATTGTTACTTAACGCTTCATCTTGGTTGTCATGAAAATGTGTTACCAATGAAACCTCTGATGCAATAACATCTCCAGATCCAATTTGAATTGTTCCTGTGTTTGCTGCAATATTTAGATTTCCTGCAACTTGGATATCTAGATTATTCGATACATATAATTTATCATTACCAGTAACACTTCTCCAGCCATTCTTATGTTGTGTTACCACATCACCGTTTGGACGCATTTCAATGAATGTCCCAGACTTATGAAACACATGAATACGTTCTGCATCTGGAGTATCATCAATCTCAATCACATGGCCAGAAGTAGTTTGTGTTACTTTGTTGTGTGGATACTTTGCATCGTATGCAGTGTCAGGTTCACCAATGACTGTGTTTGGTGTTCTTGTAATGGTGTTCTCACCACGAGCAAGACGATTGACTGACTTAATGTCTCTGTCTGGACCTTCATACTTTGGCATTGACCCAAGGATTAAAGGTAACTGAGAACTTTGTCCATCCATGAAGAAACCAAACACCATTGCATTTGGTTGTACACCTAATGGATTACCCCATTCTGTTGTACCACCTTCGGTGATTGGTGTGACAGTTTGAGCCCAAGGCAAATCATCATCTGGTATTGCTTGCTTGTCATCAGAATGAACACCATAGATTCTAACTTTGATTCGTCCAAGTTTAAGTGGATCGTTGATATCAACAACCAATCCAGTAAACCATCTGACCTGATCTCCGTAAAAATCTTGTAATCTATCTGGTATCATGACTGAGCTCTATAGTTCGCAAGTTTTAGACAAGACAATGACAAATCATATTTTTCTAATTTGAATTTGTGTCTTGCCGCAAATATTAAGTAATCTCCTGACTTTTTCGTATCGATCTTTGGTTGATCGACTGCACCAGCTGGTAGACTGATGGGAAACTCAACACGAATCTGACAACCCACAGTCGAGTGTTTGTCCCCATCAATAAAGTCAGCGCCGGGGATATCAAGTTTTAATGGAGCCTTCATCATCAATTGATCCATTGATTCTGCAATTACATTTAATTTATAATCGGCTGTAGTTCGACCTTCTCCGAATGCAAGTGGATACGGTTGTTCTTCTTTATCTCGATACGCATCGATCCCACCAATACGAGAAATAGTTCGACTATTATATACATTGAATGGTTTTTCTTTATATTTGTAATCAGATGTATACAAAAAGTTTGGTTGATTGGCCTGTGCAATACCTTTACCCAACAATGGTTCAAGCAAATCTTTATTAATGTCGAAATGAAAAGATCGTTTCCGATTTGTCAACACATCAATATACTCATATTTAGAACCAATTAAACCTTTTGCAATCATTGAGTATAGGTCATCAATGTCCTTCTGTTCGTAGTCATAAATGATTCTACGTTTTACATTTGGATCATTAGATTTGGCAACCATCGCTCCCATCTTGTATGGATACTTTGGATTAATAACACCTTCTTCAATCATCGATCCCAAATCGACCATAAACATATTGTCTGATGTTAAAGATGTAAACAAATAGAATGGTAAACCTTCACTCGTTTTGCATTGATTTTTAATCCAAATCATTGCCTCTAATGGACTCAAATTTGGAACAATCAATTTCATGTTTTGTTTTGGGGATCGATTACCTTCAACAAGATATTTGTCTAAAAAATTATATGCAATTTTTTTATTGATTGTTAATCCATTACCACGATAACTTTTATTGACATTTTGAAGATTTGAATAGTATCCAATATCTTCAATTAAATGAAGCATAATCGTGTCTGAGTTTTCTTGTCCTTTTTGTTGTGAAATAACTTTTGAAACAATAAAAGTTTTCTTAATAGGAACCGCATCCTTGCGAGTACTCAGAATTTCAATACTGACTTTTTCCGCACCAAGTATATCCATTGAGTTGTAAATACTTTTAGAGTCAACAAATGTCAGTACGGCTGTTAGATAGGGTTTATCCAAATGTTCATAGATATCTAAGTCGGTTGTAGCACGAGCCACATCAACAGATTTATTCATTCGATCAGATTCGATCAGAACTTTTTCAAAGGTAAAGTCCCATGCATAACCGTCACTTACATTTGCATTAGGCATTACCTAACAGCCTCTTTAAATGCGTTTACAAGATCGACAATCTGAGATGGCTTGATTACACGAATTTGTTTCATTTCTTCGTTTTGATTATATAATCTATCCATGTTTGTAACCTCTGTCCAAGTTATATCAGGATCTTCAAGATTTCCTGTACTTGAATTAATTGTCAAATCTTTCCAATTACCATTAACATCTTCATAGTGGTGAGCAGAATTATATTCATTTTCAAAACTCTTTATAACTACCGACTCAACTACACCATCACTATTTGTAGAACGAATAGTTTCATTCACCACAAAATCTTTACTGACATTCTTCAAAACAAGTTGACCCAAATTAATATGCCGATGATCAATTGTTGCGGTTGCACCAGATGTTTGACCAGTAATAGTCTGTCCCACCTTCATTTTATTTGATATATTTGCTCTTGTTGTAATAACTTTATCTGAATAGTCAGTGTATATTTTTTCCATTACTTCTCTATTTGATAGAGGCCATCCAGAATCTTTTAACTTATCATTAAGAAGATAAAATGTCCAATGAAAGTTTGGAGTATTATATAATTTATACGACACTTGATCTGGACGCTCAAATTCTTGAATATGATAATCGTTATAAAAAGAAAGATTATCTTTGACTTCATCTAGAATACTAGCATACACTGAAATATTTCTAAATGTCACTGGTAATGTTTCTTCACCAAAAAGATAAAGTGTTGCTGGAAGATGTTTAAAATAATTCATTATAGTGTAAACCCACCTTCTATATCTGGCGCACTTTGAATTGTTCGAGGCATCCTAGCCGGAAACGATTGATGGGATTCCGTACTACTACTACCACTAAACTCAATATCTTCATCATCATAATCGGGTGCATCCGCATTTGCTGGTACTTGACCATAACCTCGTTTAATATCTTTCTTAGAGAATGTTCTGTATTCAATGAAGTTTAAGGACAAATCGGTTTGGATAGGATATCCATCCGCATGGAATGTATTGTTTGCAATTGGGTTAATATTTACACTAATACTCTGTAAATAACAATATGTAATCGGTGACCCAACAAGAACTTCATATCCATTTGCAGTTTTTACTTTTTGTGTAATTCTAAACAAGTCAGGATATTCGAACAAAAGAGGTACATTCGTTTTTTCTGGTTGTTCTAAAGGATATGCAGCCTTTCGCAAATTGTATATAATTTCTTCGACTGTTGTAGCTTCTGCCGGATTTTTAGGTATAAAATTAAATTGAAAGGCAAATGCCCTTGGATTCACTTGTTGAAAAGTTGCTCTTAAGTTAGGATTCATAACTGCTTGTGCTGCAAGTTCTGACGCACCTTTAATGCCACCTGATGCCATCTTACCAAGTCTAGCCAATGCAAGTCTACCCATTCCTTGATTTCCAACTAATGCACCCATTGTATCACTGATACCGGCAGATGCCTCTGCAATCGCTGCCATTGCGGCCTCACCAACCCCACCACCGGCTCTTGCTACACCAAGTGCAGCCGCTCCTTCTGTACCTAACGATGTGCTTTGATTATATGCAAAGGTGTCAGTCATTTGAAAAGAAACTGGCATGTATAATTTAATGTCTTGTATGGATTCGTCAGGAATCATCTTCTCTGCACCAGTTACAGGCTTACCTTTGAACGACTTAAGTAATCCATCACTTTTTCCATGAAGTGCATCGTCTACTTGGGAATTTAGTAGAGTATTTTTTGCACCATCATACGCACCCCCAAGCCCATATCGAAGCTGGTCGGTAATACTCGCATCAGGAATAGTTATTCCTGCAACTCCTTTGAGTTCTGGATTCTCTGCGAAAAATTCCCGCTTTTTTGCAGACTTGACCGATTCCACTGCCTCAACCTTTGTAATTTCGGCTGGTTCAGTTTTAAATGCCTTAATCTCTATCATTGCACGATAGTAGTCTGGATTCGTATCAATTTCTAATGGGTAAGAAAGAGCCATAAGTAGACCTATATACAAATTATTTACTTTTATTTATATGGTTCTATGGCATATTCTGGACGATACCAAGTAATCAACATCAAGAAGTACAAAGGAGATCCTACCAATGTGGTCTATCGATCATTATGGGAGAAGTATTGTTTTATTTGGTGTGACACAAATCCAAAGGTAAAGTCATGGTCATCAGAAGAAATCATCATACCCTACTACTATGAAGCTGATAAGAAGTATCACCGCTATTTTCCCGATCTCAAGATTGTCATGGAGAACAAAACAATCCTCGTTGAGATCAAACCAGACAAAGAAACCAAACCACCAACAGGTGAAAGACGTACCAAAAAATACATCAATGAAGGATTGACCTACATCAAGAATATGAATAAGTGGGAAGCCGCTGAATCCTTCTGTAAGGATCGTAAGTGGGAGTTTCAGATCTGGACAGAAGATACTCTGAGTGAGATGGGATTATTACCAAAGAAGATGCCAGGTAAACTAAAGAAACCCCTCAAAAGAATGACACCCTACCGTAAGAAAAAATCTAAAAAATAGATATAAATATTGACATGAGTAATTTATTTCAAAAACTAGAAATCGAAGCATTTCGTGCCGGAATCACTCCTAGAACAAAGGAGTCGATGGCTTGGTTTCGTCAAAAGGCAACAGAACTTGGAAGACCGGGTAAATCTTTATTGCGAGACGAATCACTCAAGTTACAATCGAATATGAAAAATCCTGAAGGCGGAATGTATATGTTTTTCTATGATCCAAAACATAAAAAAACATTACCCTATTACGATACATTCCCATTGGTGATTGTTGTCGGGCCTGCTGAAGGTGGATTCTATGGATTGAATCTACACTATTTGCCAGCAACATTACGTGCAAAGTTTTTAGATGGATTGATGGATAGACTTACTACTAAAAGTTTTAGTGAGTCGTCAAGGTTTGACATCACTTACAAATACCTAAAAGGTGCGTCAAAGTTAAGATACTTTAAACCTTGTTTTAAACATTATTTAACAGCACACGTAAAAAGTCAATTTGCAGAAGTGCAGCCACCAGAATGGGAAATTGCAACATTTTTACCAACGGCAAGATTTACAGCATCAAAAGCTAAAGTCTCGTCATCAAGAGTATACACAGATTCGAAAAGGATGATTTAATGGCATCAATAATGGAACTAAAAGGAATGGCATCGTCAAAACTTGGTTTTGCCAGATCCAACAACTTTATGATTGAGTTGCCTCCATTGCAAAACTCATCTGCAAAACCTCCATTCGGTTTAGGTGGTGTCGCTGGATCATTGGCCCAAGGAGTGGCAGATCAAGTATCATCATTCATTCCTTCAATTCCAGGATTAACACCAGACGCAATGCCTAACAGTCGAGAGTTAAATACATTATGTCGAGGGGCATCTTTGCCTGGAAAACAAGTATTGACTGTTGAGCGCAAAGTTGGTATGCAAAATGAGAAAGTTGTATACGGGTATGGTGTAACTGAAGTCGCAATGACATTTATGATGTTAAATGATTATGGTGTAAAAAATTATTTTGATGAGTGGTATAAACTTATGATTGATGATGGTATGTCTGCTGACGGACAGAAGACTGCACAAGTTGTTAAATACAAAAGTGAATATGCCAAGTCGATTAAAATTCATCAATTAAGAAAGGCTCAGTTGGGTTTTTCTGGAAGTCTTGGACCTATATCTGCGAATGTAGGACTTGGGGGAGGAAGTGTGTATAGTGTGGAGTTACATGAAGCATTTCCTATTACATTTAATGAAATTACTTTTACTAATGATATGGATGGGTTGGTTGAATTGACAGTGTCATTCGCCTTTACAAACTGGAAGCGAATTAAACCTTCGCAAAACTTTATCAATGTTGGAATTGGTTTTTAATATTTGGAGATAAATCATGGCATTGCCTTCGTTAAATGCGTCACCGGCGTATGAGTTGACTGTACCCTCTACAGGGGAACAATTAAAATTTAGACCATTTTTGGTCAAAGAACAAAAGATCCTTATGTTGGCTAATGAGAGTCAGGATAAGAAACAAATTATCAATGCGATGTTGAATACAATCACATCTTGTGTTGATGGTGCAGACACAAACAATTTAACAACATTCGATGTTGATTATATTTTTACACAGATTCGAGCAAAGTCTGTTGGAGAAAAAATAGAATTTAAGTTTCCATGCAAACAATGTGAAAGCCCAAATGAAACAATGGTAAACCTTGAAGAACTTAAAATGGGTGAAGTGAAAGGAGAAAAAATTGTTGAACTTAATGATAAAGTCTCCGTTAAATTAAAATATCCATCATACAGCAACATTTTAAGATCGATGACAGACAAAGTCAAATCAGAAACCGAAATGGCAATGGATGTGATTATTGCATGTATGGATTCTGTATTGACTGATGAAGAAAATATTTCGTTGAAACATGAAACAAAAGATGAAATCAATAAATTTGTGGATTCAATGAGTGGAAAACAATTTGAGGAAGTATCTAAGTTTGTTCAAGACATGCCCCAACTAGAACACACAGTTAAATTTAATTGTGTTAGTTGTGGGCATCAAAATAAACTAGAACTAAAAGGACTTGATGATTTTTTTTAATATGTCTCTCTCATGATAACTTGGAGAATTATTTCAAAATTAATTTTCAAATGATGCAAAATTTTAATTACGCATTAACTGAACTAGATGAAATGATTCCTTGGGAGAGAGAAATTTACTTAACAATGCTCATGAATCACATAGAAGAAGAAAATGAAAGAATGAGACAACAAGGTAATAACTAATGGCTAAGACAAAGACTCTTGACGATATCAGTAAGCAGTTGAAAGAAGACAATAAAGTCCAAAAACAAACTGCAAAAAATACTGAAAAACTGGCCAAAAATATGGATGCGTTCCTTAAAATATTGGGAGCAGAAAAACTAAAACGTCGAGAAGATGAAATAGAAAAACCAAAGCGACAGAGTAGTAAGTCTGGTGGACTTTTAGGTAAAGTATCTGATGCACCTATAATCACTGCTATACTTGGTTTTGTAAAGAAATTTGGTCTTATAATTGCAGGACTTATAGGAACTGTACTTGCATTTGCGGATGAAACATTTAACGACATTGCAAGGACAGTAGCTGCAGTTTCATTAGGTGTAACGAAAGCCATAAAACGATTATTTTCCCCATTAACGGGAATTGTGGTAAAGGGTTATACAAGACTTGTAAATTTCTTAAAAAGTGGTCTGTATAGGTTTTTGATGCTTGGTGCTGATGGAAAACCAATAGCAAGTGTTGTAAAAGGAGTACAGGGTGCCAAAGGTGCCGGAGTAATGACTAAGTTCTTTAGATTCCTTACTAAAATTTTTGGAACAATTGGTAAATTTGTCGGTGGTACAACATTTAATATGATTGGTAAATCTTTAGGAATGCTTGGCACAGTCTTTAAAGTTTTATTCAAACCTATTGGTCTTATATTAACACTCATTTCAACTATCCAAGGCGCAATTAAAGGTTATGAACATGGTGGTTGGGTTAATATGATTACTGAAGGTATAGCCGGTTTGCTATCTTCTCTTGTTGGAGCACCTCTAAATCTCATTAAAGAAATCGGTCTTTGGGTTGGTGAAAAAATGGGATTCTTATCTAAAGAAGATAGGGACAAACTCAGTAAAGAATTTGATTTTGAAAAAATAATTATGGATGCCGGAAGGGCAATAGGTGATTGGTTGAGAGATTTACCAAAACACTTTGAGGCACTTCTTGATTTTATAACTCCAGATTGGATAGTAAAACTCGCCGAATACGTTGGTATTAAAGAAAAGGCGAAAACTTCAAAAGAGACAGTTGCAAATACAGCTGCAATGGAAGACATTGATTATAGCGATAAGCATGGTTTATTTGACGAGAGTCGTCTATCTAATGGTGGAGCAATTCTTGCAGAATTAAAACTTCTTAATAGGAAAGTTTCTCCCGAACTGTCCGAAATGTCTATGGATGAAACTGCTGATGCTGGTGGATACGTCGCCGTACCAGTTGATGGACAAAGGGCACTTGGTGGATCTGTATTGGGAGGTAAGACATATCTTGTTGGTGAAAAAGGTCCAGAACTACTTAAAATGAAACAAGGTATGATGGGAAATGTCGTACCAAACAATCAGATAGGATCTACGTTGGGTAAAATAATGGATGCATCTGCACCAATGGCACAGTTTGGCCATGCTCAAGGGAAAAAGATGAAAGCAAAGGAAGATGCAATGAGAGCTGCCGGTGCATCTGATATGGAAATTGCTCAGTCAATGATGGGTGACATGGGTGGAATAATGGGTGGACTCAAAGGTGCGATTGGGGCTGGTGGTTTAGATAAATTGAAAATGCCAAAAATGGATATGAGTGGAGTTAAAGAAATGTTTAAACCACAGAATATTGGTAATGCATTTGGTGCAATGGTAAATGAATCGGAAGCATCAAAGAGAGAACAGGCTGCGAAACAGCCTGCCCCTATTATTGTAAACTCCGATAATAGTGTGAGATCAGGTGGCACCTCAAACACTGCGATGCCAGTCCAATCTCAACCATTTGATTTCAATGATCCATTTATCAGAGGTATGAGGATGGTTTAGTCGTCGTTTGCCAACTTTGCAAAGTACGACATAGTATCATCACCGTCATCGGTATCAAACGGAATCTCATCAGCGGTAACTGGTTCCAACTTAGGTGGAGCCGGTTCGTTAAGTTGAGATTCTTGTTTTAGAGTAGGAGCACCCGCCTCTGCTTGTTCACCAAGAACTCGCATCAACTTCGCCTTCAACTCATCGTAAGTCTTGTAGTTCTTTGGATCTGTAAACTCTGTGAGTGAGTTCACCTGACCATAGATGGTCTCCAACTTCTCATCATCTGTAAGTGCAGACGTTGATTCAAACTCAGACTTATCGTAGTTACGGTAACCTTCTACATTACGAATCTTCAACTTGAAGTTCGCACCAGACCAGAAGTCAAATGGATTGATAGGCTCTTCATCTGCGAAAGATGGTTGCATAACATCCATGAGTTTATCAAAGATCTTCTTACCAAACTTGTAGAGGAAGACTTTACCTTCGTTCTCTGGATTTGCAGAATCAGACACAACATAGATGTTGGTCACGTAGTGAAGTCTACGTTTCTGTGTACGAGCAGTATCCTTGTCTGCTTCGATACCTGAGTTCCAGAGACGTGAGTTTAACTCACCGACTGGATCTGTCTGACCGATAGAAGTCAGAGAGTTCTCAATGTACCACTGTCCTGTTGGACCCTTGAACGCATGATCCCAATACCGCACCC